GTCACTGGAATATATGCTTTATTACGCTACCATTTATACTCCTGTGTTACCGCCACAGTTTCATCCGGTAGGCCGCCCGTTTAGTAGATGTTTAATGTGCCCACTGCGCCCGCGTTGCGCCACACATGCTACAAAAACAAAACCCCAGGGTGTTTAGTCCTGGGGTCTCTTTAAGTTCTGGATTTAGTTACCGCTTATCCTGGACTTGGAAGACCCCCTAGGCACTCTGGTGCACGATCATTACCTAGACTAATTACTGACCAATAGGTAGGCAATGTGCCTATCTGTTTGGCTGTTATATTAAATGTATGTAAGGATCTTTGTTTCATGTTAGTCTCTATTATATTTTATTTAGTCTTTGCTGTCAAGTCTTTTTTAAATATTTGATAAAATTATTTATCTTCTGCATCTGTTACGTTAAAATTGGTGGGCCTTGTTGGACTCGAACCAACGACCAAGAAATTATGAGTTTCCTGCTCTAACCAACTGAGCTAAAGGCCCTATGATGCTATTATACGGCCTATTGTGAATAACGTCAAGCGGTTTTCCTACGTGCTCTGGTAAGGGATTTTGCCACAGTAGGCTCCGCTTTACGTGGTCTCAGATCTGCAACCTTGTGGGATTTGGTCTGCTTTTCTAACTTCTTAGTCGCAGATGCTGTTACAGATGCGGTGCTGGTCCGATCTTTCTTCTTACTGTTACTAAAGCTGAAACTGACCTTCCTGCTGGGTTTGGTACGTGCTGTATAGCTATCCGCGTCAACTTGGATGATCCCCTCAAATACCGGAGGCCATACCACATTAAATTGACTGTAGAAAAGACCGCCCTCTTTGTCTGCTTTGGTCTTGGCGTAGACCTGTACCAAGCTACTCTTGTTCAGTACTTCCTTGAAAAAGTCGGTGATCTTGCCACTATCTTCGTTGAGGTGATTGCTGACCCATTTAGCTGCTACAGCTAATAAGTGGAATCCCAATTGATATTCTGGATGTGTGTCGTCGGGTTGGTATGGTACTGCGGCCAACAGGGTCTTCCAATTGGTGGGCATCTTAGGTACTTCCTTAACGCCTTTGTTATATATGGTCAAGAGCCATTCGAGATCAGCTGTAGTCAGAGCACCATATTTCACTGCCAGTGTCAATGGTCCTTGTATACCCGATTCTGCATCCAACACATTGATCGCATCTATATAGTCTTTGTTCTTGCTTTTGAACTTGGGACTGAATTCGCTCTTTTCCAGAGTTTCTGCGATAGTGGCTGTGCTGGGGCGGCCGCCGCCACTGCTGTCCTTGACGCTGATGTCTACTTTCTCAGTGCCAAACCACATGGTAGCATCGATCAATCTTTCTGCCTTGGGCGGGAAGCTGGCTGCTGTTGCACCTTTCCATGACGTACCCATTGGGCCCAGTAGGTTTTTGTTGACAGTATCATAATCACCTGTCATAAAGTTTCCGTACTTCATAGCCAAAGGAGCAGCCAGTTCGCTCAACTTGATCTCGATAGCACTTTGGAATTCTGCTAGACCTGGGATGGGAGTAGTGCTGCCTGCTTGCACGTTCTTTAATAACTGTGGTAGACCAGTTTTTAACTCTGGTGCCAGATTCGTGGAGGCTAAACCAGTAGCTACCGCAGGGATCAAACGATCTATGGGATACTTCTTGCCTTCCTGTACGAAGTCGGTTGGTTCGATAGGAACGGCTGCTTTCTTCATCTGTGCTGTCTGTGCCCAAAGTCCTGTTTCTTTGGCAAAGTCCGTAGTCTGCCAGAATATAGAATTTGGTCCCTGACCTTTCTTGGCTTTTGTCTTTCTAGCGTATACGAAGTTATCGCCCTTGTCATTCTGCAATACCACTACCATGGCTGCTCTACCGTTCTTATCACCAAAGATCTTAGTGTCTATGGGACTTGGACTTACTTGATCTATCACAGCCTGGATGGCTTGATCTGTAAGTACAGTACCTTTGACGTTAGGAGTATCCTCATAACGTAGCAAGGGATCTTCGGGCAGTATAGTGACGTTGGTTATGGTGTAGGATTCTTTGGTACTGGCATGTACGAATGGTATTTCTTTCCCGCCCTGTATCTCGATCCAGCGTCGGGCAATGCCCCCGGTTGATTCGTCCAGGCTTACAGTTTCAATTAGGTCTATCAGTGTTCTCATGTCCATGGGGTACGGCCTTTGGTAATATTAGCTATTTATTTAATTCTATTATATTATTAAATGTTGCACCGCCAGATAAATACTAATCTAAACTAAGGAAAATAAAATGCATACGCTTAAATCAGTATCAAGACAGATATTAGAAATAATCATCCACTTCGTTGAAACTATTAACGAATTCAAAAAATTCAAATATCAAGCTAAACAAGGTAACTTTAAGGTCTAGCCTTTTCGTTCAATATCCTCTTCCACGCAGTTATCACCGTACTGGATCTCGATGATCCTTAACGGTTGATCTGTGTGGTTAACCAACTGATGCCATTGTGTCTTATCAATGTGGATATGCTGGAATCGCGTAAATTCTCCCAGCAACTCAGAATCAGTGCTACGATTAATCGTATAAACCGATGCAGTACCTTCCGATACAAACCAATGTTCAGCACGATCCTTATGTCGTTGCATACTTAATCGCTGACCTGGATCTACTGTTAGTTCTTTAAGTTTAACTTCTGTTCCGCTCTCATATAGTACACGATAGTAACCCCATGGACGTTGAGTCTTAGATGCCTTCCATTCTTCCGGTATCCCGCTACTACTATTGGCCTTGTTTTTATTCATAATGTAATATCTTCCATACCTGCTGTTCGTAGTCTTGCCACGTGTCCTAACATAAAGTTCTTACTCTCAAGGCCTTTCATAAGACCCAACCATTTGTTGCGTACCAATGCTACTTCGTTAATAATAGTTTCAAAGTCGATAACCTCATCTTCTCCGTCCACATACTTTTCAGCATCCCTGCTGGTCAGTGCGCGGGCGTAACCTTCTAGATATTTCTGGAAGTGCTTCTTACGTATTTTTCTTAACTGTAGATTTAAATAGTTAAGCACCGCTTCAATCTCCTGCAGCTGATTAAAGCGATGTTCGGTAAGGCCCGGCAACGATGCTATGTTCTTTTCAAGATGACCTTTGACTGAACAATCGTACTTGGCTTCTACCAGTTCATTTTCATAATAATTAATGAACTCCGGTATGTTGCCAAGATCCAACACTACTCGATTATACCACATACTTATTCGTCGTCATCTTCATCGGAATCTGACTCTCCAACGTACTCCTCAAAACTTTTTTTGGTAAAAGAATCAAATCCACTAAAATCTTTAAGCTCGCCATCTCCCAACGAATCAACCAGGATACTCATCAAGTGATCACTTGCTTCCTGCCGATCCTTTGCAGGAACATACTGTTTAAGTGTGGAGTAAACTTCCGATAACAGATCTATATCAATACTCATTCTTCCGATTCCTCAGGTTGTTCGACGACAGCATGATGCGGGTTGGCGGCGAAATCCGTCATAACCTTATCCAGTGATTGATCTTCATTACGTTCCCGTGCCTTACGGAATTGCTTGATCACTGTGCCATCTGTCAGTGTATATTTAAGACTATTTCCTTCCTTGGATAATAAACCTTTATGCTCGAACATATCTACCAGACCGCTATAGGGATTCATACCCTGCTCATACGGAATTTTGATCTGTACTGACTCAAAGGGTTTAGCATAACGTGTTTTCATGATCTTGCAGGCGGCACGGATACCTTTAACTTCGGTAATTTTATTACCATCTTCATCTTCTTTGAGCTTAAGTTTTTTCATAGCAACAACGATACTACTAGCGTAGATAAATCCCTGACCGCCACTGATCTTATCGTCAGGATCAAACATATCTTGGGAGGCATAGGTATGTGCTGTACAAACTAACCCAATATTCAAATTACCAAACATGTTAACGCAATTACGAACTAACGAAGCAAGCGCCTTGGGTTTACGACCCATATCGCCCTTCATATCCCCAGCTTCAAATTGATTAACATCAGTTGGGGTCATTAACATACCTAAACTATCAACTACAAACAAAACCTTAGGACGTTCAGCTTCGGGTATTAATTTATATTCTTTAACAAATTCACTGATCATCTTAGCCACATCATCAATCATAGCCATATTCAATTTAAGCAGTTTATTTTCACCCGTCTCTACGCCTAAGGCATGTAGCCAAGTTTCATCTAACGCATTTTCAGTATCTACTAGGATAACATAGATATCTTGTGCCTGTGCATTTTTAACTAAGTTACCTGCACAGATAAAACTTTTGCCCGCGCCCGATTCACCTGCGAATACAGTGACCTTGCCCAGAGGAATGCCTTTGTGGAAGTCTCCGCTAATGAGATAGTTTAATGTATAGTTGTTGGTACTGATCCAATCTGTAGGATCGTTAAACCCGACGCTGATGCCGTCAATGCTCTTGGTGATACTTTTTCTAAATTTACTTACATCAAATGGTTTAGCCATGATTATTTTCCTTTATAAATGATATTTGTTATTTCAGGGTGGGACTCATTAAATTTTTGTTTTCGTATGTCGTCTAATTTTAACATATAGTTGGCCAGTTGGTCAATCGTGTTTGACGAAGATTGATGTTGTTTAATCAATTTGATTATAGAATCTATACTATATTTTATTAGTTTGTCTTGTGGAATTTGATTTAACTTATCCAGCACCAACTCTGACAAAGGTTGAGTCATTGCCATTATACTTAAAAAACTTGGCTGCTCTAACAAATTAAAAATTAATGTATCGAAACTTTTTGTTTCAAACCATTCTATTATCTGATCAATATAGTAAACATTTTGAATATTAACTGTGGGGAAAATGCTGAGGGTCATGTTTGATAGTTTTGATTTTAAAAAATTGTCTAGATTGTTCTCAACCATATTCCAATCGCCCCCGCGTTCCAACTCAAATTTCTTACCAATATTATCAATACTAAACGCTATATCAATTTTTCTAAACTGTCTCCACTTATCAAGTAAGTGTTTAGGATAGACTGATCCATTGGAATTATAATGCAATCTTATTTTATGTGTCTGTTGTTTCAAAATCAAAAAATCTAAAAAAGTATCGTGTTGTTTAATTAGGAATGGCTCGCCGCCATAAAAATCAATATTGATCAGCTGATCGCCTAAGGTCTCTAACATTTTCCATATATTTTGATTTTCGACCCATCGACCATTTTTATTTAAGGTCTTTAAATCAATTGAAGAATTAAAATGTGCCAACCGCTCTTCTGCTATACGTGAACTATTCACCGGGGCACAGATCCTGCATTTAAAATTACACAAATTGCCTAGTTTAATATCCAAACTTATAAGATTACCAATCGAATCGTGTTCTATTTGTAGACATTGAGCTTCTAATCCTAAATAAGCTGGTATCCGCTGTCGATATGATGTTCCGTTATGGCGTTCAATGAGCCAGCAGTGAGAACAATTTACTGGTTGATTACCATTTAAAAATTCTTGTCGTAAATTCTGTAAATATTTGCTGTTATATATTTCCGAAATAGTATCTACATTAATATTATAAGGTATACCATCAGATTTTTTAACAGATTCTTTATATACACAACAGGGTTTGAATTCTCCCAACGATGAGATTTCTAAGTGGGCCCTTGGAGCAAAACAAAAATTATCCGGCAATCTCAAAAAAGGATTTACATCCGGCATTGGTATTTGATCTGAGAAATTAATATCTACCGTGGAAAATATAGATTCATCTGTTGAATAATTTATTCTAACATGGTCAAGATCTTTAATGTTAATTTTTGGACTACAAATTAAAATAAAAAAGTTTGATATGTCAACCTGAGATCCGCATTGCTGAATATAGGTTAATATTTCTTGTGACGGTGTATGTCTACTATAAAGAACTATACGATCATGTGGCTCGTATACAGCTTTATGCCATTTTCTAAATAACTTAAACAAAGTATTACGTGGTTGAGTAACTAACCAATCAAGATCAACCGATCCAATAATTTGGTATTTGTATTGAGATTCTAAGTGAAATAATAGATCATCAGAAAGAGTAGTCGTCATTGCTGCCTTACGCTATTAGCCAAACTGGGGATTGTTTCCAATCCCCAGTTATTATACTATTACTTTTGACGGTTACGGATCATTGCCAAGATATCCTCGGCACGTTGTCCTGCAGGTTTAGCTGCGGACGGAGTAACCACTGGTGCTTG